TTCTTTAATAATTTCATAAAGACTTACTAAATCCTCATCGGGAATAAATAAAAATCCGTCATCATAAGCATCACTTAATGTGATACCATCTTTTTCTTCATAAACGTCGATAGTTTCTAAACGGTGGAAAGTCTCGTCTTGGAAACCGAATACGTCTACGTCTTTGTCTAATTCTTCTACAAATGAATTCATAATTGTTTTTTGTGTGTATACTATTGGTTTGTAAAGATACTCATATTTTTTTAATCCCAAAACTTTTACCATATTTTTTCCAGCTTCAATTGCACATTTCACATCTTCGATTGAAATGAACTCTTGTGCTGAGTGCATATTATAGTAACCACAAGACATATTGATACAAGAAACGTCAATTTTTTTCTTTAATTGTGAGATGTCAGTATAAGGGTGAGATTGAATTAACATTTCATTACCAAAACTTTCAGTAATAACTTCTAATGTTTTTTCAAAGAATTCACTATCACGTTCAAATAAACGAACTCCCGAGCAAATCTCGGTAATTAAGTGATTACCTGGCGCATCGTATTGAGTAATATACCCAACATCTTGTAAGAAGTTTACATCACATTTTGATGAACCATGACAACCTGTTTCTTCTGATACAAATAAACCGATTTTTACTTTGTCTAATTGTTTAAGTAATTCTAAACAAATAAAAATACCACATTTGTCGTCACCACCAATACCTGTTGGGTTTCCCTCTGTATCGTAAGCCTTTAATACGTCAACAAGAGTGTCGTCAAAAGTTTTACCAAAAGTGTGTGGTCGTTTCAATTTTTCTTCTTCGACAACAATCTTATCTATTTTAGAGTGAACCGTATCTGTGTGTGCAATAAACATCGGATAGAATTCACCTTCTTCAAGTGTACCCTTTGTTGCATAGATGTTCATCATCTCATCACGATAAAAAGACACCCCCTCAATACCCTCAAGTTCATCACAAAGGTATTCCACCATATCCTCCTCTTGATATGTTTTTGACGGTACTGAAAGGAGTTCTTTAAATTTATTTAGGTCCATTATTTTGTTTTTTTTTACAAAGGTAATATATTTATATAATAAAATAAAAAAATATATCAAATTTTTATGAAAAAATTTTTAATGACAGAATCAGAAAAATCAAGAATACTTGGTATGCACTATAACGCAATGGGTAAATCATTAGTTAAAGAAGAGGCAGGTGACCCGGGAACAATTAACGCAGTGCCGAGAGAACAAGATTTAGTTGACGGGGGTATGAGTTATATTGGTATTGATTATTATGATGAGGATGGTAATAGAAAACAATACTATTACCATTGTACACCGTCGGTTTATTCAAAAAAGGAAGATTGGAATGTACCAGGTAATAGAGCAGGTGATTTTACGGACGGTGATAATAACTTAGTAACACTTCAACTAAAGGGTGATTATAAGACACAGTTAAAAAATGCTTGTCAAAACATTTACACTTTTTATAATAATTATAAAAAAACTTTTTGTGCGAACCCCAAAAATAAAACAAAAGATGCCTATGAGTTTTTATGTCCTAAAGAAACTCCACAACCTCAAGTTGCTGCGGCTACTACGAAAGTAACAGCACCAAATCCTGTTTCTGATGCTAATGTGGCTGATGCACAAAAAAGAGCGGCAGAAGCAAAAGCAAAAATAGAACAAGCAAATATTGACCTAAAAAAATTGATGGATACACCTAGGTTTTTAAGAACTACTGATAGTGATGGATATACCATTACTGATAAAACAACATTAGATGCTCAGGTTAAAGAGTTAGCCAGAGTTCTTGCTAATGGTGCTAATCCTACAGATAGAATAGATAAACAAGATTTATTAAGAAGTATGAATAATGTTATTAAAGCATTTCCTGAATACGGTGAAACTTTAAAAAGTTACATATATCAACTTCAATAAATAATTAAAATAAAAAAACCCACTCACAAGGTGGGTTTTTTTATTGACATACGGTTAGTACACAAAAAATATAGTTGTCTCCTGTATAAACATTACTACCAATAATAAATTCATCATCAATAACGTAATTAACGAAAATACCTGTGAAATATGGGTCTAAAAGTAGTTTATTATGTGATGGTGAATTAACCCAAGCATTAAATATTTCAGATGCAACTTGTTCTACAGTTCCTTGATATACCGCCCCGTATAAATTTTCACCAAAAAAATTAAAACCTGTTCTATTAACGTAATTTACCCTTTCATCAAAATTATTAAATGTTTTAGGGTAAGATGTTTTTATTTTTTGGCTATGGTCAAGAGGTACGGTATTAGTTGATGACATATAAGATAATTGCTGTTCATTCAAAGGTTTGGCCTTTTCGTTAACTTTATATGGTACTAATTTATTTTGGACACGGTATTTGTTTACTTTTTGGATAATTAAATCGTTAATTGATTGACCAAAAGTAAAAAACGAAAAGAATAAAAATAAAAATAGGAGTTTCATATTGATTTTGTTTTTACAAATATAATACAAAACTCCATATATAAAAAATTATTTCTTTCTTTTTGTTGGTTTTTTTATTTTAACGTCAGTTTTCTTTTCCTTTTCGTTATACGTTAAAATAAATTTAGAACCTTTTTCAGGATTATCAGTTAAAATTTTTTCTGTGATTGCATCATCCACCCACTTCTGAACCGTTCTTTTTAGAATACGTGCCCCAAATCTTGTATCAGTACCAACCTCAGTTAAATGTTTTTTCAAAGTACCATCAACCTCAACTGTGTATTCTAATTTTTCAATTCTTTCATAGAATTTATTTAACTCTAAATCAACAATCTTTAATAAATCATCTTGGTTTAAATCTTTGAAGTATACGATGTCATCAAAACGGTTGATGAATTCAGGTGCAAACTTTTTGAACAATTCTTTTTCTAACAAAGATTTAATTTCCTCGTCTTTTCTTTCGGTTTTTGTTGATGTTGAAAACCCAACTCCTGTACCAAAATCCTGAACTACTTTTGTACCTACGTTTGATGTCATTAAAATGATACAATTTTTGAAATTAATTTTTCTTCCATGACCATCAGTCAACATACCTTCATCTAACATTTGTAAAAATACATTAAAGATTTCAGGGTGTGCTTTTTCAATCTCATCTAATAAAATTACAGAGTAAGGTTTGTTTTTTATTTTGTTTAAGAAAGGTGAACCTTCTTCATAACCAACATAACCTGGTGACGTTCCTGTTAATTTTGATGTTGAAATTTTGTCAGAAAACTCACTCATGTCTAATCTGATAAGTGCGTCCTCACTATTGAACATGTGTTTTGCCAATTGTTTTGCCAACTCAGTTTTACCAACGCCTGAATTACCAATCAACAATCCACTAAAGATTGGTTTTTTGGGGTCATTAAGACCGACGCGGTTTCTTTGAATTGCTCTTGCAATTTTTGCCACAGCATCGTCCTGACCGATTACCCTTGTCGATAACGTATCTTTTAATGTAATAAGTTGTGAAGTCTCATCTGTAGTAATCTTATTGATTGGAATTTTTGTCATCAAAGAAACTACATCATAAACAACGTCTTCAGTTACCTCACGACGGTATAAATCTCTATTTTCTTCAAACTTTCGTTTTTCGTTTTCAAGTTCAGCTAAAACCTTTCTTTCTTTATCACGAAGATTTGCGGCTTCCTCATATTTTTGTTTGTTGATTACGTCTAATTTTTCCTCTTTGATTTTAGCAGCCTCTTTTTTAAGTTCCTCAATAATTTCAGGTAATTTAATTTCTACCTGTGAACGTGCACCAACCTCATCAATAATATCAAACGCTTTATCAGGAAACTCACGGTCTGTAATATATCTATCTGCCAATTCAACACATAGTTTTAGTATATCATCACTATAACTTACTTTGTGGTGGTTTTCATAACGGTCTTTTGAGTTCTGTAGGATTTGTAAAGTTTCTTCTTTAGTTGAAGGGTCTACAATTACCTTTTGAAAACGTCTTTCTAATGCTCCGTCCTTTTCAATATTTTTACGATACTCCTCCAATGTGGTTGCACCAATACATTGTAATTCTCCACGGGATAATGCTGGTTTGAAGATGTTGGATGCGTCCATAGAACCTGATGAATTACCCGCACCAATCATAGTATGAATTTCATCAATAAAAACAATAATGTCAGGATGGTCATATAACTCCTCCATAATTACTTTCATTCGTTCTTCAAATTGACCACGATATTTTGTACCAGCAACTACAGATGTCATATCTAAAGAAACTATTCTTTTACCCGCCAAATTTTGTGGACAATCACCCTCAAAGATTTTCTTAGCTAATCCTTCCACAATTGCGGTTTTACCACAACCTGGTTCACCAATTATAATTGGGTTATTTTTCTTTCTACGAGAAAGGATTTGAGCAATCCTATTAATCTCATCTTCCCTACCAATTACAGGGTCTAATTTACCTTCTTCTGCGGCTTTGATTAAATCACGAGAAAAGTTATCTAAAACAGGTGTTTTTGATGAGCTATCTTGTGTTTTGTTTTTTGGTTTTTCGTTTCCGTCTGCTGAGTCAATCATATTTTAGTTTTTTATCAAATTTAACTTATATAAACTGAATAATCAATTATTTTTAGGTTTTTGTCATAATGTCATATATAAATTTGACTTTACTGACATTTTGTCATATATTTAGTAGTGGCACATATTTAGTGTAAAAATACAAAAATAAACTTATAAAATGAAATAATACTATGATTAACTGGAGAGAATTTGATGAAATGTTTGATAAAATGTTTTCTATGAGGTCAGATTTTTTTAACGACAAGAGTTGGAATTACAAAACCTATAAATCACCTGATGGAAAATATTCATACACATACATGTCAAAAGGGTTTCAACCAACAGATGAATTAGATGAATTAAAAAATAAATTAGATGTTGCTGTTGAAGAACAAAATTTTGAGGAAGCCGTTAAGTTAAGAGACCAAATTAAGAGTTTAGAAAAAAACAAAGAAAAGATTTCGGAGTTACAAACTAAATTAGATGAATGTATTAAAAAACAAGATTTTGAAAAGGCGATTGAATATCGAGATAAAATAAAGGCTCTCAAATAACAAGAATCCACCTTCGGGTGGATTTTTTGTTTACAACTATTTTACCAATCATTATTTTTTAAATAAAAAATTATGGCAATAACAAGAACTGATATAGTTGGCACAAAAATTATTTGTGAAATTGAGTCTTCTAATTTAGTTAAGACTGAATATGATAGTGAAACAAATATGCTAATCGCAACATTTAAAAATGGTATTATGTATGAATATGAAGAAGTTCCACACAAAATTTACGCACAATTCAGACTTGCAGAATCACAAGGAAAATTCTTTAATACAGAGATTGCAAGACAATACAAATACAAAAAAGTGGAAGAAACAGAATAACCTATGTATTTATAGGTATGGAAAGTGATAGTAAAATCATTAATAGTTTATATCTTCAAGACGAATTAAATCCCGACATTTGGTATCTACCGAATGAAAAACACATGGGAGACCCTGAGGCACAGTTTTATAAACTTAAACCCGAAATCAAAGAAAGACTTCTTAAAGTAAGTGAAATATTTTTAGATTATATCGACATTGATATATATGTTCACGACATCATTCTTATTGGTTCATTAACGGGTTATAATTGGTCTGATTTTTCAGACTTTGATGTTCATATTCTTTATGATTTTAATGATGCTGGCGAAAACGCTGATTTATATAGAGAATTATTTCATTTGAAAAAAACCGTATTTAATGCGAAGCACGACATAAAAATTAAAGGGTATGAAGTTGAAATGTTCATACAGGATTTAAATGAAAAAGAAACTAGTGCTGGTTCATACTCTGTGTTATATAACAAATGGTTAAGGTCCCCTGAAAAAGAAAACTTCAAAATTGATAAGAAGATTATTAAAGAAAAGGCTAATCAATGGATGAGAATTATTGACGGTGTTTTAGAAAATGCTGAAGAGGAAGATTTAAACGACGCAATAAAATTAGTTTCAAAATATAGAGAAAAATTAAGAAAATATAGAACCTGTGGGCTTAAAAAAGAAGGAGAGTTTTCTTATGAAAATTTGGTATTTAAATTCTTAAGAAGAAATGGTTATATATCCAAATTAGAAGATTTCAAAAACAAAATTACTGATAAAAAATTATCATTAGAACAAGAAATTGGCGAATAATTGAAAATTATCAATTAACGATATATTTATATAGAAAAAAATTATGCCAACAACAGCGTGTACTTCATATTATACTACGGTAGTAAAAGGTTATGTTCCTGGTTCAGGTGATACACTTGGAACCGTAGTTACATTTACTACCCCAAAACCGGATTACGGTACTCAGACTAATGATAGTACTAATTTACAATGTAATGCTGTAACATTAGGTGGCTTTAATGGATTAAACAATTAAAAAATAATATTAAAATGGCAGATTTAAGACCAATTGGTAGTGAAAAATTAGAAGGAGTGGATAAGTTGAGAAGGATTATGGAAATCGCAACTTATAAAGAAACCCCAAAAACTGAATTAAATAATTTGTCAACAACAAATTATACCATTCAATTATCTGATGGTAACTTTTATGGTATTGTAAAAGAAAGACAAGGGTATATTATTAAAACAGGTGTCAATGAGTCTAACATGGATTATTCGGACCCTATGAAAAATAGAAAATATTATCGTTCATATTCAGAAGCGATGAAAAAATTAAATTTAATTGTTGCTGAAACAAATAGAATAACTGGTAATGATAATGAAATTCCACTTATTGGTGAACAACCTGAGGTAAAAAAAAAATTCGTACTGAAAACAGCTAAAAAGGACACACCTGCTCCTGAAGCTCCCGCACCTGATATGGCGACTCCGGCTCCTGAAGCACCAGCTTCCGAAGCACCGGCTCCAGAAGTACCGTCTCCCGTAGCACCTGCCGATGACATGTCAGCCCCAACACCTGAAATGGGTGGAGATACTGATATGGGAATGGGTCTCGACATGGGTGGAGAGGAAACACCAGAAGAACCAGAAATGCCAATGGCACCTGGAGACGCACCTATGTTAGATAATGAAACCGATGTAGAAGGTGATGATGAAGAAGGCGGACCAAGTAATTTAAAATTAATCCAAAAACTTACAGGTAAATTAAGTCAAAAATTAAGAATGTTTGATAAAGATAAGGGACTTGATTCACAAGATATTAAATACGTAATTAATTCAATAGTGTCAGCTATTAATTTAAGTAAGTTAGATGACGACGATAGAGAAGACATCGTAGATAAAATTGAAGGGTTTGATGAGTATGGTAAAGAAGGTGAAGGTGATTTAGACTTTGATATGGGAGAGTTTGATATGGGGGGTGAAGAAATGCCAACTGACGAAATGCCAACTGACGAAATGCCAACTGACGAAATGCCAACTGACGAAATGCCAATCGAACCCGAAACTAAAGAAGGGTATCAAACTGTAATGGATTCAATTTTTGGTGAGTCTCAAGTTGAGAAAGTTTTATCAGGTTATTTTGATTTTAAAGAAGAGGAAGCTCCGATTTTAGAGGTAAAAAGTAAAATGGACTTTTTAAAAAATAAAATTAATAGAATTTCACAAAAACAAGAATTAAAAAATTTATCAGTTAATGAAACACAAATGAAGGCTGGGTTAGTTCTTTTGGAACAATACGATAACTCAACTCTAATAGGTAGAACTAATAAAAATAATTTAGTTTTTAATATTAATAATAGAGAAGTTAAACTTACACCAAACGGTAGAACTATATGAATTTAGTTTTTATAAATGAATTAGGACCCAATTTTAGGGGAGATAACATTTATGAATTTATATTTTCAGATATTGATGACGTACACGGTGATGAGTGGGATAGTGAAACAGCAAATGGAAAACCAACACCACCTTACGTTGAATTTATAAAAAAAGTTGGTGTATTAAAAAATTCTGAGGTTGAGTTAGAATTGATACAAAATTCAGATTTTTTTGGAATGTACGATTCTGTTGACGGTGTAATTGCTTTGGGTTGGGAAAAACCTGATAATTATGAAGGGAAAAGATTAGTATTTCAATATGGTGAAAGTATTGAAATTGTAGAAAATAAATTATACGAGAAGGACATCGTATTAAAATGGGAAAAAAATTTAGTTAGTGATGAGACATATGAATAATAAAATAGCAAAACTTTTACACGAAGGGTTTTCGATGACAACTTTAGAAGGACTTAACGAAAAACAATTATCTGTTTTATTTAATAAAATTGTTTCAGAACAACCTAAACCTATTGAAAAAACAGTCACATCTAAAGTAATCGAATTACCCACAGGTGCAAAGACGGCTTTGGGTGGTGCAACCGTATCAAATGAAGCCGGTAAAACTGTTATCACCACAACACCAACAGAAGGTGAAATTGGTGAAGAAGAGGAAGTAGATGTTACAAATGTGGATAAAGGTGAGGACGACCAAGACCCAATTCAAATACAAGGTCCTGATGGGATGGGTGAAGGTTACATTTCAGAAAAGGCAGTTTCAAAACAACAACAAAAAATTATGGGTTTAGCACTTTCAGTTAAAAGAGGTGATACTCCTAAATCAAAAGTTTCTAAACAAGTTCAAAAAATGGCAAAAGAAATGACAAAAAAAGAACTTGAGGATTTTGCTTCAACAAAACATAAAGGTTTACCTAAAACAGTTGATGAAAAAGAGGAAGTAGAAAAATTAGAGGAAAGTATCTTAAGAATTATTGAAAATCATTTACCTCCTCACACTACAAAAGGTGAATTACTAAATTATATTAGAAGAAACAAATAATGAATGTCTCTTTCAAAAGAACAAATACTATTAGAATATGCTAAATGTGCTCATGATACACCATATGCACTAAGAACATATTTACAAACCTACGATAACACACAATCCAAATACGTACCGTTAGAATTATTTAATGACCAAGTAACTTTGGTTAAGGATTATGATACTTGTGAAGAAAATATCGCACTTAAGTATCGTCAGGCCGGTGTATCAACAGTAACATCTGCATGGGCATCAAAACGATTGGTATTTGCTAAAAAATCAAAACCAGAAAAAATCCTAATTATTGCAAACAAACTTGATACTGCCGTGGAAATGGCGAATAAAGTTCGTGCGTTTGTAGAACAATGGCCAAGTTGGTTAGGTGTTGGGTTTTCTCCTGAGAAAAATGCAGCAAGACACTTTAAGTTAACTAATGGTTGTGAGGTTAAAGCTGTGGCAACATCAAAAGATGCACTTCGTGGTTATACCCCTACTATTCTTATTTTTGATGAGGCAGCATATATTGATGCAGATGAAGATTTCTGGTCTGCTTGTATGGCGTCCCTTTCAACGGGAGGTAAAGTAATCGTGATTTCAACACCAAACGGATTCGACCCAATCTATTATTCAATCTATAGTCAGGCTGTTAAAGGTATGAATGACTTTAGAATTACAGAAATGTATTGGTTTCGTGACCCTCGTTATTCTAAAGACTTAAAACTTGTTAAAGTAGAAGATATAATTCACTATATGTTAAATAGGGGTGATTATAGAGATGAGGATATTGTATTAGACTATTCTGAGATTAAAGTTGCGGATAGAGATTTTGAAGAAATAAAACAAAAAATAGAAAAGGGTTATAAACCTTATTCGTCGTGGTTTGAAGCCATGTCAAAAAAATTAAAGTTTGATAAACGTAAAATTTCACAAGAGTTAGAGTGTAACTTTTTAGGTTCAGGGGATAACGTAATTCCACCTGAAACCATGAAAAAAATCAAAGAAAATTTTATAAAAGAACCTGAAAATAAATTTATGGGTGGTGCTTTGTGGCAGTGGAAAGAACCAATTGCAGGTCACAAGTACATTATGGGTATTGACGTTTCTCGTGGTGATAGTGAAGACTTTACAACTTTTACTATTATTGATTTTGATGATAGAGAACAAGTGTTAGAATATATTGGAAAAGTCCCGCCTGATGTGGTTGCAGAAATTGCTTTCAAATGGGCAACTATGTATAACGCATTTATCGTTACCGATATTACTGGTGGTATGGGGGTTGCTACTTCCCGTAAATTACAAGAACTTGGTTATAAAAATCTTTATGTTGATGGAATAAATCCTGCCGATAAATGGAAATGGGACCCAAAACAGAATGATAAAATACCTGGTATTAATTTTAATTCGAAAAGAGTTTTAATTGTTCAGGCGTTTGAAGAGGCTTTAAGATTTGGGTTTATTATAAGGTCTCAGAGGTTATTTAATGAACTTAATACGTTTGTATACGTGAATGGTAGACCTGACCACCAAAAAGGTCAACATGATGATTTAATTATGGCTATGGCCATGGCAATTTATGTTGGTGAATCGTCATTCGCTAAATTAGAGAAAGCAACAGAACAAGCAAAGGCGATGATTGAGTCTTGGACAACAGAAAAACGTGATTTCAGAGATTCTTCACAAAATTTTAATCCGGGGTTACCTGTTGACATATATAACCAATACAGAATGGGTGGGTATCAATCAACAAAGAATGATTATGAAAAGTATTTATGGTTATTCAGTAACAAAAGAGTTTAATTTAACACGGATGAACTTATTATTTAAATAAAAAAATTATGGCAGAACAAAAATATACGGTATGGCAAAGGTTGGGTAAGGTTTTTGGACCTAACGCTACTTTAGACCAACAAACGCCGGTTTTCAAGTTTGATAAAAAAGAACTATTAAAAACCACAGATAAGTCTGAGTTTGAAAAGGAAAAACTACAAGCCCAACAAACCATGTATATTGGTAAACAGTGGCAAAAAGTTGAAAGTAACTTGTATACTCAAGCGGTTTATTATGAACCAACTCGTATGGCATCATATTATGATTATGAGTCTATGGAGTATACTCCTGAGATTTCTGCAGCGTTGGATATCTATGGTGAAGAATCTACAACACCCGATAAAGATGGATATATGTTACAGATTTATTCTGAATCAAAAAGAATAAAATCAGTATTGGCTGACCTTTTCAATAATAGATTAGACATTAATACCAACTTACCAATGTGGACAAGAAACACTTGTAAGTTTGGTGATAATTTTGTGTATTTAAAACTAGACCCTGAGAAAGGAATTGTTGGTTGTCAACAATTACCTAATATTCAAATCGAAAGATTGGAAAAAGGGATGAGGTTCCAACCGGATAAGTATTCTCAAGAAATGGAAAACGATGCATTGAAGTTTACTTGGAAAGAAAAGAATATGGAATTTAACACTTGGGAAGTAGCTCACTTTAGAATTTTAGGTGATGATAGAAAACTACCTTATGGTACATCAATGTTAGAAAAAGCAAGACGTATTTGGAAACAACTTTTATTATCTGAGGATGCAATGTTAATATATCGTGTATCAAGAGCACCTGAAAGAAGAGTGTTCAAGGTGTTTGTTGGTAATATGGATGATAAAGACGTTGATGCTTACGTACAAAGAGTTGCTAATAAATTTAAAAGAGACCAAATCGCAGACCCGTCAACAGGTAATGTGGATATGAGATATAACCAACTTGCGGTAGACCAAGATTATTTTATACCTGTTCGTGACCAAGCGGCAACAAATCCAATAGAAACTTTACCGGGTGGAACAAACTTGGCAGAGATTGCAGATATTGAATATATCCAAAAGAAACTTGTAACGGCATTAAGAATACCTAAGGCTTATTTAGGTTTTGAAGAAGCTGTTGGTGATGGTAAAAACTTATCGTTGTTAGATATTAGATTTGCAAGAACAATCAATAGAATTCAAAAATCTATGATTGCAGAATTAAATAAAATAGCAATCATCCATCTTTTCTTATTAGGTTTTGAAGATGAATTAACAAACTTTACTTTAGGGTTGACTAACCCATCTAAACAATCCGATTTATTAGGTATTGAGGTTTGGAAAGAAAAGATTCTTCTTTATAAAGATGCTGTTGCTGAGATTGCAAATAGTGTTGCGCCTGTATCCGCTTCTTGGGCTAAGAAACACATTTTAGGATTCTCTGACGAAGAAATCAGATTAGACATCCAACAACAGAGAGTAGAAAGAGCGGTTGCAGCTGAATTAGCAAAAACCGCTGAGGTAATCACTAATACAGGTTTATTTGATACAATAGATAAACTATACGGTAAGAAAGATAGTGAAAAACCTGCTGAAGGTGGTGATACAGGAGCACCTGATATGGGTGGAGCGCCTGATATGGGTGGAGCACCACCGATGGGAGGAGAGTCACCAGCACCTGAGGCTGGAGGGGCTGAGTTGGCACCTGAATCATTCAATAAAGATGACCTAAATTTACTACTTGAAGAACATTTATTTGGTCAAAATGATTTTATGAATTTAGGTAAAGCAAGAAATTCATTAGTAGAAATAGATGATAAACTGAAAGATTTGTTAGACAGATAATATTTATAATAAAAAAAGATGAACAAATTTGGACAATTAAAAACTAATATAGAAAAAACAAGTATTGATTTATTTGGTAAAAATAGATTTAATCAATTTATGAAGGAATTCAAATCTAATATTTTAGAGAATAGAGACTTGAGTGAAATTTTCTTCATTTATGATGACTTATCATCAAAAAAAGGAATGGATAAGGATATCGCAACAGACTATGTAAATGAATCAATCGAGTATTGTCAAATTTTAATTGATAACAATAAGACTAAAATATCTAAGTTATCTGAGTGGGTTTCATCTTACAATAGTAATACTGAAAACAATTATAAGAATATTGATACAATCATTTATAATAACTCAATTAAAAACTTAGAGACAGTATTAGAATCTAAAAAACAAATTATATCTAACTTAATTTCTGAAGGTGTAAAAAAAGAAATTAAAGAATCAGTTAACTTACCATTATCAACTATGGTTAAAGTTGCCGAAGACAATTTAAAAAATGAACTAGCTAATCTAAGTGAATCAGACAAAAAAGAAATCACATCGATTTCATCATTATCTAAAGAGGAGTTAGAAAAAGAATTTAACACACTTAAAGAGTCTGTAATAACTAATTTAAAAGGTTCATTAAACGAATCAAAAGAAGATGAAATTAAAACTATGATTGGTCAAACAATTACAAAAATTTCAGATTCAAAATGTACTCACTACGATTTATATAAGTTGAGAAAATTACACCAAGGACTATGAGTAAAAAATACTTTTTTGGTTGGGGTAACATAAAAAAAGGTATTACTGAAATAATCAGAATCTATTCAGAGAAACCATCTTTCTTTTCTAAGAAGAGAATAGAATCAGGAATTGCTTTTATAATAGCCGAGTGGGGTATGATATTTTTCTTACTTAAAAAGTACCCAAATTTAACCATGACAGATTTAGTCATGTGGGCAACAGTTCAGTTCGGAGTTTCGGGATACATTATATATCAAATACAAAAAGAAAAAAAGTTTGAGAAACCAAATGAAAATCAAGAAAGTTGATTTTTAAGTTTTTGAATATATTGCGCTCTTTTTTTCTCACTTCTCCTTTTAACAGAATTCTTTGTAAACTCTTGTCTATCTCGTAATTGTTCAGTTTGCTTTGTCTTATAAACTTTAAATTTATATTGTTTCAAAGCCTGTTCAATTGAAGACGCATTTTTTACTTTAATTATAATCATATTTTTTTTACTTTATAATATAAATATACGGAAAAAAGTCAATTTTGACATTTTTTATTTTTAGACTTACATTTAAAAAAAATAAACCTGAAAGTTATGATTAATGAAAAAAGGAAAAACATCAAAATTAAACATTTTTGATGATGCAAAATGTCTCTACGGTACAGTAGATTCAAAAAATTTAAAATCCATTTATGTGGTACTACAGACTTGGATTGAACCATTGAGTATAGATGAAAATTGGAACCGATTAGTTGGTGAAATAAAAAGACAAATACAACATACATTATTAGAAGTAGTAGATACCCAAACATTCGAAAGAAAACAAATTGTAGATTTAGATTTAAGGACAAGTGGGATACAAAAAAATAAAAAAAGTTTTATGAATATTGAAATAACATTATTTGTTCATAACAACACACACGACTTTAAATCCCCAATATTAAAAGACAAAATTAAAAAAATAGTTTCTTGTGTTTATACTGACGATTTAAAAAATAATAAACATTTTACTCTTAGTAAGACAAAATCTGAAGAATTCAAAGAAAGCTAATATTTATCTCTAAAAGAACTTATGAAAATTTTAGGACCTAGCGATACAGGTAAAGGTATATTAGTTGAGTGGGATGCAGGGATTATTAACCCTAACGAACCACGTAATCAAAGTATTATACGTGAATCTTACGGACAATTAGAACATTCTAAACCATTTGAATTTTATGCAACTCTTCAAAAGTGGGGGGTTCCAAATAGAAACGGAAGAGTATATCCTGAAAAGATATTAAGAAGAGAATCTGAAAAATATCAAGACGCTATTAAACGTGGTATGTCCATTTCAGAATTAAATCACCCTGAATCTTCTTTAATTGACCTTGATAGAGTATCTCACCTTATCACAGAGATGTGGTGGGAAGGTAACGTATTAATGGGTAAGATTAAATTATTAACTACGCCAGGTTTTCATGAAAGAGGTATAGTATCATCTAAGGGTGATGTTGCAGCTAACATGATGAGACAAGGAGTTACTATGGGGGTATCTTCTCGCGGTGTTGGTTCATTAGTTAAAAAGGGTGACCAAAACGAAGTTCAAGACGATTTCGAATTAATTTGTTTTGACCTTGTATCTTCACCGTCCACACCTGGAGCATATCTTTACTTGAATAAAGAAGATAGACCAAGATATGAAGAAAAATTATCAGAACATGATAATACTTTAGTTAGTGTTGGAGGTGGATTAGAAAAATCTGTTGACTTAATGAAAAGATTGTCCGACTATTTAGGAAAGTAAAAAAATTTATTATGGACGAAAAGTATTTTGTAGCAAAAATCACAACTGATATGGTTGATGATAACACAGGTAAAGTTAAAAAAATGAGAGAAGAAAAACTTGTGAGAGGGTTTTCACCGACAGATGTCGAAGCAAAGGTAACGAAAGTTTACGAAACTTATTCAATGGATTGGAGAATTACAGCAATTGTTGAAAGTAAAATTGACGAAGTTATCGAATAGTTTTTTAACAAATTTTTTAAGAAGGGACTTATGGTCCCTTTTTTTATGCTTTTAATTTTTTTCTTGTAAAGGTGGATAAATAAGAACTTTTTTGAATAACGATATATTTATTTAGTAAAATAAACGCATAACGCATTGCATTAAAAAAATGAGTTTGGAAAAAAACGAAAATTTAGTCGAGAAAACTTTACTACAAATAAAGTCAATCGAGGAAGCTATAAGCGAAAACGCAAAAGGAATACTTGCTTCTACAATGAAGGAAGAAATCAGTGAATTAGTAAAGGAGTCATTATTTGGCACAAAATCAAAATCGTCTTTACACGAGCAAGAAGAAGATGACACCGAAGAAGTGGTAGGTGTGGAAACTGACACAGAAGTTGCAGATGATAGTGAAGAGACAACAGACGTTGATGCTGAGGTTAATCCTGAAGGTGGTGAATTTGATATCACTATGATGGATACCGATGTTGATACTGATAATGAAGACGAATTACCTCCCCTTGATATGACAGGGGCAAAACCTGATGAAGTATTGAAAGTGTTTAAGGCTATGGGTGATGAAGATGGAATTATCGTTGTTAGAGACGATAATAAAATACACCTTACTGACAACAACACCGACACTGAATACTTTATTGATTTAGGTGATGATTCAGAAATGCCAATGGAAGAACCTATGGAAGATATGAATGAGAGTGTGATTTATGAATTAGTCTTCGAAGAGGATGAAAAAATGGGTAAACACGAAATGGAAGAAGATTATATGGAGGAAGAAATAGACGAAGAAATTGACGAAACAATTTACGAATTGGAAGTTAGTGAGTCTATGAAACCTGTTGGTATGGGCTTCGGAAAAATGAAAAATGGTTTATCTAAATCATCTGTTAACAACAAAGGTTTCGATGAAGATATGGAAGATGGTATTAAATCAGAGAAAAAAGGAAAAGGTCCTAAATTCAACTACGGTAAAATCAAACATGGTGTTACTGAAAACTACATGGAAGAAGATTACATGGAAGAAGGATGGATGGATGAAGAAATGATTGATGACATGAAAACCGAATCTGACTACATGGAAGGCGATTACATGAAAGGAGACTACATGGAAGGAGATTGTATGGAAGGTGATTGTATGGAAGGTGACGCTATGGTAGACGAATTACCTGGTGAAACTACAGAAGCATCAAGAACTATGACTTACATGAGAAGAGCACAAAGAGACCGAGTTGCAGCACCAAGTCAATTAAGAAAAGAATCTGTTGAAAAAGAACTTAATTTATTAAGAGAGAAAAACGAAGAATACAAAAAAGCTTTAGACTTCTTTAGAAATAAATTAAATGAAGTAGCAGTATTCAACTCAAACTTGGCTTATTCTACTAGATTGTTCACTGAACACTCAACAACAAAACAAGAAAAAATAAACATACTTAGAAGATTTGATAATGTTGAAACTATCAAAGAATCTAAATCACTTTACAAAGCAATTAAATCTGAATTAGACGGAGTAAGTAAAAGTAATGAAGTTGTAACTGAATCAGTTCAAAGAAAACTTGTTAACACTCCTTCAAATGGTTCAGCATCTAATTTGATTGAAAGTAAAACTTATGAAAATCCACAATTCTTAAGAATGAAAGATTTGATGGGAAAAATTAAATAAATAAACAATAAATAAACTCAAATTAAAAAAAATAAAATGGGAGCATTATTAGAATCAGGTCTTGTTGGTAACATCGGGTTAAAACACCTTAAAGTTATCAAAGAAGATACAATCAACAAATGGGATAAATTAGGATTCCTAGACGGTCTTAAAGGACACATCAAAGAGAACATGGCACAGTTATATGAAAACCAAGCTTCTCACCTAATCAACGAAGCGGCTTCTACGGATAGCTCAGGTTCTTTCGAAACTGTAGTTTTCCCTATCGTAAGACGTGTATTCTCTAAATTGTTGGCTAACGATTTAGTATCTGTACAAGCAATGAACTTACCTATCGGTAAATTGTTCTACTTTGTACCTAAAATCCAAAGCTACCAATACCCTAACGCAACTGACGGTCAGTTACACTACCCACCAATTGGAGGTCCTAACACACCTAACAGTAACATTGGTCAAGGTTATAATTCAACGGATAAAAACCTTTACGATAGATTTTACGAAGGTTCTGAACCAACATTAGACCCTCCAGGATTATTTGACTATTCTAAAGGTAGATTCTCGGCTATAACTACAAATGCTGTAACTGTTGCTTGGAGCAGCGGTCAATTAGTTGAGTCAGCATATGCTGCGGGCGAATACAGAAAAGTTCTTTTAATTCTTTCAGGTTTCTCTAGTGCGGGTGCCGGTAAATTAATCGGACCTGAAGGTCAAGAAATGGATAATGAAGCTTTCTTATCTGATTTACAAGTTAACGCATTAACTGGTGTAGGTTCACCTGAAAGAGCATTCTCAGGAGCGGGTACTTCAGACTTACTTTTCCGTGTAGTTACTCAAAAATATGGTAAAGGTATCGTTCAATACGGTTCACAACAAGCTACAACTTTCTACAGTGGTAGTTACAAGGGAAATGGTGGTTCTTATGACAATATCTGTGATGCAGCAGGTTTCATCTACTTAGAAGTTGATTTACAAGTACCATGTGCAATCGGAGCTAACTCAATTGATGGTTACTCAGGTTTAACAACTACATTTGCCGCTGCGGCAGGAGGACAATTTTCATGTTCTTATAGAGTATACGAAGAATTAGAATTCGAAGACAAAATTGGTGAGGTTTCTTTCGACTTAGAATCAGTAACTGTTTCTGTAACTGAAAGAAAATTAAGAGCACAATGGTCTCCTGAATTGGCACAAGACGTTTCTGCATTCCATAACATCGATGCTGAAGCTGAATTAACAGCTTTATTATCTGAGCAAGTAGCAGCAGAAATCGACCGTGAAATTTTACGTGACTTACGTAAAGGTGCAGCTTGGAACTTACGTTGGGACTACAACGGATGGAAAAGAGGTACTTCTTCTAACCCTTTAACTCAATACACTCAAAAAGATTGGAATCAAACATTGATTACAGCAATTAACCAAATTTCAGCACAAATCCACAAATCTACATTAAGAGGTGGAGCTAACTGGATTGTTGTATCTTCTGAGATTTCCGCTATCTTTGACGATTTAGAATACTTCCACGTATCTAACGCGTCTCCTGAGCAAGACCAATACAACATGGGTATTGAAAGAGTTGGTACATTAGCTGGTCGTTACCAAGTTTACCGTGACCCTTACTTCCCACCGAACACAGTATTGTTGGGACACAAAGGTTCTTCATTGTTAGATACTGGTTACGTTTACGCACCATATGTTCCTCTACAATTAACACCTACAATGTATAACCCATTCAACTTCACACCTATCAAAGGTATCATGACAAGATACGCTAAGAAAATGGTTAACAACCGTTTCTACGGACGTATCACAGTTGATGGAGTTAGAACATTCGACTTGAGAGAATTGAGATAATCAATTTAATGGTTAATAAGAAAAAAGGTCAGAGAAATCTGACCTTTTTTTTTTTAATCTTTATTTAATTCTGATAAAACCCTGATTGATTTAGAAATAACCTCAACCTCACCTATAGTAAAGATATTATTTTTATAGGATAGTTTTATCGCCTCAACCAAAAAAAACAACGCCTGATTTTTGTCCATAGATTGTAGTATTACCTCTAAATGTTCTTGTGTTAAAAGATCTACAGTACCAAAAAGATTACCGTACTTTTTTATTTCTTCATTATTCATTTTAAGTTATTAAGATATTTATAATATAAACGTTATTTAATTAGATGGAAATAAAAAATAATAAAATTAAATCTATTGACGGTTGGGTAGAAATTAAACCCGATGTTCTTACTGAAGACTACATCACGTTCTTTAAAAAAAATATTAATGAAGCCACGGGTGATAGGGTTGGTGGGTCCGGTTCATATGTACCACCATTACAACCTGGTATGAGACCATTTAAAAAAGATGCGTTAGCACCGTTTTTAGATTCAGTATCTGATTTTGATAGTCCATTAGTTGCTTATGATAGTTATGATCACAGTTGGGATCTTAGAAGAGATCAAATAAAAGATTTAGAAAGAACCGCAAAAAAAATTACAGATTACATAAAAAAACACCCATACTCCACTTTTTCTGATCAAGATGGTAACGTTATAAATCAAACACCAAGTGGAAAAACAAAAAAAAGATCTTCTAATTTAGAAATAGTCCCAATTGAGCATCCAAAAAACAAAAGAAAAATTAACGAAATAACAACATCAACAACTTCAGGTGAATATAGTGGGCCACAAGAATTAGGTATGCGAAAATGGAAACCATCTGAGATGGGAGCCTTTTCTAATACCGTAAAAACAGATTATAATTTTACAACAATTAAAAATACAATTAAAAATAACGTAAAAAAAATTGTTGGTGGATGGGAACCACAAAATGGGACATTTGAGGTTCCTTCGCATAACGTTAATTCAAAAAAAGAAAAAAGGATTAAATCACACGGTGAAGTTTTAGATGACCCAATAAATTGGTACAAAAACTTTGATAAGAGAAACTTAGCAAAGAAAATCGCAAAAAAATCTATAATGGAAGATTTAGCGGTTTGGTTTGGTAAAAAGAAGAAACCTAAGGGATCTTCTCAACCAAAAGGTCCTTGGGTTGACATTTGTCGTAAAGTCGATGGAAAACACCCCCCTTGTGGAAGACAAGACACTTCTAAAGGTTCTTACCCTAAATGTCGTGCTGCGGGAGTGGCAGGTAAAATGAGTGATTCTCAAAAAAGAGCTGCTTGTCAACAAAAAAGATCCGCAGAAAGAAAAGATACTCAAACAGGTAAAGGTCAAAAACCTATTATGACAAGTTATAAACCAAGAAAAAAATAAAAATGAATAATAATAGATTTAGACAACTTTTAGAATCTAAAATGGGAAATGTTAAACCATTATTGTTGGAACAACCAACACCGGATAAAAAATTAAATCTTCTTTGTCAAGGCGGTAAAGATCAACAAAATTTAGAAAATCTAACATATAGTAGTGAACGAGACATGAATGGTGGATTACAACAAAATGTAGGTTATAAACAAATTTATTTAAATATGGGTGCTTCACCTGTGGCCCAAGAATATGAACCACAGGGGAGTCAGATATTTGTTAGAGTATTTAATGGGAGTAATCCTAGTTTAGATAGATTTAGAGACACTATAAAAGTTGACAACTCACAAGATAAAATGGTAATACTTTATACCCCTACAGAATCAAATCCTTACTTTTGTACTATAGATAGTGGAACAGACCAAGAATGGGCCGATTATTTTAATTCCCTTTAAAATTTTTTAAAACAATTGGTTTTTCAGGTACTGTAAACTTACCTTTTTCAATAAAAAATACGCTAGCAAATTCTTGTTTTTGATCTAAAGTCCAATTCTCCGCAGAGTCAGATAACACACTCATTGATCTTACAATACTACTATCTTCTGTAGTGTAGTTATATGAATAAGCATCACAATCCGTGTGTTTTGTAGATTTACAACTTACCAATGTAAGTGTTAAAATTGATAAAAAAATAAGTTTTTTCATTTTAGTCGTTTTTTTCGGTTTTCTTATTAATTGCATCTAATACTTTAACTAAAGTAATTTTAATATTTTCTTTAACTTTCATTTCAGTATTTGATCGTCTTTTTTCTGTCTCTGTATCATATAAATATAATATACGTTCAGTATCTCTTTTTGACAATTTTACATCATAATGAAAAATGTGATTTGTAATCTCAACTCTATCGTAATCTAAGATAATAAATAGATTTAAGTTTTCATTGATTATGTACCTTTTTTGAGACATAGGTGCAATCATAAAATCCGAATCTTTGTCTGAAATAAGTTTAACACAAATTTTAAAAGCGGTTTTTTCATGTAATTCTACTTCTTCATACGTTTTCATTGCAGAAGAACGACCAATTCTACTCATCCGTACTTTAAATCGTTTGTAGATTCTTCTAAATAGTTTTTTCATTAATTTGTTTATTTGTTTCTACAAATATATGAATTATTTAGAATAAAAAAAATTTTCTGGAAAAAAATTTCTGAGAATTAACAATATGATCCTGAACAATGTTTTTTTCCGTCAAGACCTGGTTTTTTACCTTTACATACTTGTACTGCGTATCCATTTGCATAAGCTGAAGGATAAACATCATATTTTGCCTTTGCTGCGGCTTTACCTCTAGCACAAAGTTTAGTTCCTGTTTTTTTTCTACCTTCCATCATAACCATGTCTTCATCATCAATATTCATAGAAAGTTCCATACCACTCTTTTTTGATTCATTCATTAAAAAATCAAAAACTTGGTCCATATTATTTTTTGCCTCCGCAATATGATCTTGAGCCCAATCGTGACCATTTTCTAAAATAGATTCGATCATACTATGATCCAAATCTAATAACAAATCACATTGTCTTCTCATTTGTTCTAAATTAGAAAAGAACATATATCTTGAAGATTCTTTTTCTTGTCTTGAAGGGGTATCCTCAACAGTTTCTCTAATAATTTTTTTAATAATGTTGTCTAAATTTCTCATGATTAATTATTAAGTCCGTTTACGCCGCCCAAAGCAACAGCATTTAATTGAGTTACCGCAGTACCATAATTATTAGTCCAAACTGGATGTGGTAGTATTAATTCAACAAGATTACCATCACAATCTTTAACACAAAGCGTATATTCGTTGTTTACCGATTGTGGTGTACAATCTTCACAAGTATCGTAAGGTAAAACTACAACATATGATGGTGTTGTTGGTTCTGTATCGGTTACAACCGCGCAAATTACGTTACCAACCTCATCTTGTATTGAGTAGACATCACCCGTACTTGGTGAAATTGCTCCAAAATCAACACAAACCTCAATTTCAGGGTTAGAACATAATGTCATATTAAAATTTGCCATCTTATTTTTTTATTATAAATACTTTTATTTTTTGTTTACAATTTGAAATTGTATTTGTTTTTTATAAGTTGTGGTTTGTCCCATCATTTTTACTTGTATATCAATAAAATATTCGTTTGGTATTTTGTCTCTCATATCAAACATAAAGTAATATTCATTCGGGGTTCTATTAATATTTTCCCAATCTTCTACAACAACTTCTGTTTGACCCTCCCTTACATATACTCTGTATTTGGCATCAACATTCGGTAACATTTTGTTTGTTGTATAAGCCTCTTTAATGATTACCCCAACTTTTCTAATGTCAGTGTTTATTATTTTTTCATTCTGTAAAATACCATAATATTCAAAACCAAATTTTGAAGGATCAAAAGTAGAAGTTCCTATTTGAATTGATTTCTTTAATGGGTAAAGTGTAAAATCGTTTATAACGTCAGGTAATGAAAATCCATTTAATTTTAAATTTGACCAAGTATCTGTAAATTGACATGGTGTTTTATATCCCATAAATGCAGGTAATGTTATTTCATAAACACCCCTTGTTCTTCTACAGGAAGGTAAATTGACCAAACCAGTAATTGGGTCACCCGCAGGATCTTTTATTGTTACCAACGGATTTTGATCCAAATTCACAAAATCACCATCTTCGTAAACATACAAATAAAGTTTATTTGCCTTACCCATAGAAAAATAATTTCTATCATCCTCAATTAAATCATTATATGTGGTTTCTAAAAATGGCTCATAAAAAGTTTGAGTATGTCTTGTGAAGAACCCAACTGAGTACATACCATCTGTTCCGGTCAGCAACTCAACTTGAGGTAAATATGCAATACCCCAAGTAGTTTCTTCAGGTAAAACACCGTTTAATATGTCATTAATTTCACTTGTCATATCAAACTCGATGTTCTCATCCCCAAATTGGAAATGTTGTATGTCAAGTATTGTCAAACCTGAAAAAGGATATGCACCTAAATCTAAATTGTTATAAACACCTGGTTCTCCCCAATTATCTATAGTTGTTGTTTGGTACCAATTCGAAGGTCTATTTGAATAGTTTTTATCACTCTCAATTGGGTCTTTAACATCGTAAAAATCATAACCAACACCTTCATCCCAAAGTTGTGGGGTTGCAGTATCACCGTTAAGATAAGGTACTCTAAATAATATTAAGTCAAATGAAGTTGATCTTAGTGTTCCGTCAGGATTTGACGTATTTAACAAATCTTTGTCAAAAAAAGAAGTGTTTGTCATTTTTAAGACATGGGTCATAAAAGCGTCAGGACAACTAATTGATATTGTACCATCATCTAACTTTTCTTTTAACAAATCTAAATTTAAACCAAAAATAAATCTAGAATAACCAACAGGTTCAGAAAGACCCCCATCACCATAAAAAAGTTGCATAACGGGGTTTCTACCCGTGTTGACATAACTATTTGAAAGTATTGTATTATTTTTACTGAAATAAGAATTATTAATTGACATTTACCTTTTATTAATAAATATCAATTAAGTCGAATATTTTGATTTAATATTGTTGCATCAGCATCTTGAATCAATTTTCTTATTTCTTCAATCTGAGTTCCGTCAGTTCCAATAGGTATTGGGGCTTTATTTGGGTTGTGAACATGAGACGCTAAAAAGTCGACAATCTTATTTAATAACTTCATTAATTGATCACCCCTAACCATAGGATCTGTTCTATCTAAAATCTCTTCAGTAAACTGAATTTGAGTTATACCATACAAAGACTCTTGAAGGTTAACTTTATCTCCTTTAGACGGTATTTGTGTTTTGTGTGAAATTAAATATAAGTTATCGGCAACTAAAGAACCATAAGAAACTGGGTTTGCTCTGTATTCAGTTCTTTCTATATTATTAATTTTTGTTGTGGTTTGTTGTCCAACAACACCTCTTGACCAAACTAAAAAATTACCATACTCTGATTCAGAAACATTCAGTTTTATTTTTTGATTAAACCTTGATGCGGAGTTAAAAACTGTGGTTCCAGTTGAATTTAAATTATTAAGTGTGGATTCTGTTGGTCTTACAAAAAATGGAAATTGATTTACAATAGGTTCATCATTCGCCGGAGGATATTGAGGATAACCATTAATGTTAATCTTACCATCATTTACGTTTTGAATAAATGTGTTTATAAGATTAAGTGCCAAATCAAAATTTAATCCCGAAAAACATATCGAATAATCAGTTGTGGTTAAATATTGGTTGATCGGTGTGTCTAAATCTATTGTCGTTGATAATGCAACCGAATTTGGGATCATAGAATATAGATATACACATCCATTATAGAATGTGTCACCAGTAACGTTATTAAATGCCGTTAAACCTGAAATATATTGTGCACCATCTATAGACCACTCAATGACCTTTTTAATTTGTTGGGGTTCTTGTATTGCTTCTTCTAAGGTAAGAGGCGGTAAAGAAACTCTTTCTTGTTCAAAAGTAGAAAGTTGTAAAAAACTCCAATTAGGATTTTTTTGTGGTAAATTAAAATTTGCGGTTTGAGTTTGGAAATTTTTACCCGATCTAACTAAGGCGGTATCTTTTCGTAATACAACATCAGTAGTTCCTCGACTTAAAAGAGCATTGTCACCTGGTTCAGGGTAAATACCGTAAACACTTGGTATTGTAGAACCCGTAGAATCCCTTAGAGAATTTGATAATTTAAGATATTCACCACTCGCTAAAAGAGATTCAGAATTTGTATAAGTTTCATAACTATTATTCTGAGGTCTTGTTATTGGTCCTTGGATGTAAAATTTACTATTATTAGTTCTTTCATTTACGTTATAGTACATTATATGTACATACTCACCGACTTCAGGTGTTTGACTTAAATAATAAGGTATTAACGGTAAAAAAATAAAAGGGTCATCAGCAGTCCATCTCCACAAAGATTCGGGTAATGGATTACCTTTAACATCTACAGGTGTTAAATCTGCCTTTGTCTCATGTTTTGGAAATACTCTTAATCTCCCTAACATTAAGGGATCTTTGTTATCTAAAACATAACCGTAAAATATTGATTTATTATCGTACATTTCTAGAAATATATTCTTTATGTAATAAATTATACGTAGATTCTAATTTATCTAAATGCTCACTCATTTTTAAAAGGGCCGCTTTTGTGTGTTCAAAATCCCTCTCAATATATTGAAGTGCGATATGTAAATCTTTATTAGACGAATTCTTATAATCTTTCACAATAGATAAGACTTTTTTTGAATCTATTTTTTCTCTATCAATTTTAAAATGATTTTCCATATGCTTTTTGTGGTACTGTTGTGAATAATGGTGTTACGGTAAGAGGACCAACGGCAACCACCGATTTACCGTTTTCCGCGTTTTCTTTATCCATACCCTCAATAACCGCAGATATTGCAGCCAAGAATTCGTTTGGACTTCCATCTGGCATTGGCCCTGTTGGTATCCCTAATTCTTCCATTCTTTGAATGGTATTTATGTAAGATCTTGTGGGTGATGCACCCTCGAGAAGTCTTGCGGTAAATAATAATGGGAGTGGTACATCCGCATTTGGGTTTGCTTGTAAAGCACTTATCTTCCTTTTTAAAACTAAACTTAATATTTTAGTCAATTCATCAACGATACTTTTACAATCCCTAAAATCCTTTAATAATTTTATCGACGCCCCAATACCCAAAAGAGTTAAAGGAAAGATCATTCTTTTTATCTTTAATTTTTTTTCAAAAGATATATCCGCAAGTACTTCTTTTAACAATTTTTTTATATCTTTTCTAACAATATTATAAACGATTTTTGTGTAAACCGCACCAATTTGAGACATTAATTCTATAAGAAATGTTTTACAATTTTTTTGGAATCCCTCCAAGTTGGTTGTTAAATCTACAAATTGTTGACCTAATAATTTACCTGTCGCCATAAAAGGTAACAATATTTTTGGTGACAAAACTGCGGTTGTAATTGCTTTAGGAAACTCCTCAATCCAAGACGCATCAAATGCTAGTTTGAATCCTTGATCCGCAACATTATTGATTACGTTTGATGTTTGATTTATAATGTTATTTTCATTAACACCCTCAACAAAAACTATTTCGTTAAGAGCATCTATAACCGCTTCAGTATTCATTATCACTTTTATATTTTCACAATCCTGAAACTGTAAAATATTTAATTGTATATCTGAAACCTTTTCTTCAATAAGTCTTAAATCTAAATTACTGAGTTCAAAAAAATCGTCAGAAACAACATCTCTTTCAGAAATTTTTGCAACGCCACTCACATCTATTTCGGGTGTTGCGTCATAACATAACCCAAGTATTCTTTGGAGTATTTTTAAGTATTTCTGATATGCGGATATTTCACTTGATCCGGAGTTTTTGGCCACAAACAAGGTACCTGTTATAATATTAATAAGTTGAGCATATACATTTTTTTGGTCAAAAATATCTATAGAATCAAAATAATCACTTAAAAACTCATCAACGTTTAATGGGTTTGCTCGTGGTGCAATTGTAACTTTAAAAAAGTTACCCTGAACAATTTGACCTAATGGGGTTGTGTACTGTTGTACATATTCTAAATCAAATAAATTTTGCGATGAAGCACCTATGAATGGTGTACCACCAACAGCACTTATTGGTTGACCTAAGTTTTGAATCCTATCGTATAAACATTTGTTCATTGCGAAAGGGTAAGTATAGTAATTTAGAGGCTTTGACTCGTAAATAAGTTTACCTACTTTGGTTTCCGCACTCAAAGTTAAGTAGTTAAAAAAATCAACTGATTGAACTTTAATGTATTGTGGTAAATTGACTGGTAAAATTTGGTCGGTAGAACAACCTAAAGTTTTTTTAATAGTATCAATTAAAATTTGTTTAAGTTGAGGTTGTAATTCTTTTAATGATTTTATAAAAACTTTTTTTAAATAATTGTTTGTGTCAGCACCACTTCCGTTAATTAATTTAGATAATTTAACTAACTCTTTAAACGCTGTGGTAACATCGTCCTGAAAATCTTGTTTTTTTTCGGACCATTCCGATAATTGTGTTTTTAAAAAATTTTCACTTGTATCAAAAGAATTCGAAACTTTCTTCTCCAACTTTTTTTGGTCAGCTCTAAGTTTTTTATAAGTAGGAAATATTTGAGCCTCCTTATCGACTTTTTTAAAACTTTCTGAAACATCAATTGGCATATTTGTTTATTTTTACATCTTATATTTATAGTCTGAATTCACATCTTTTTTTAACAAATTTTGAATTGTGTCATCATCGATTTCTAAATCGGATAATGTAAAATCATCTTCTTTTTCGGTATTTTTTTGCCACATTTGTGCTTGTAACTTTGATAAGGTCAACTTTTTCTCAACACAATCATTAATAATTTTTTGTTGCTTTTCAATAACAGGTCCAATAAGTGTCATATCTTCAGGTTCTTTCATCATGGTTAACATTTTGTTTTGGATCCTGATTGCGGTATTTCTTTGTTCCACAAGCTCGTTGTAAATTTCTTGCATAAGAGACAACATTGACTCTTTTGATAAATTAATTTGTTTTTTTGATGGTCTTGGCATACACTATAAATATTATTTTTTTAAAATTTCTTGAACCAACTCAAAGTAAATTTTTTTATACTTCTTCAGGGATGTTCTAATTTCTTTGGTTGAAAGGTTTGTCATCTCTCGTAATTCGAAAAGTATTATATTTTTGTTGAATTTATTATTGTTTGAATCGGGAAATATAGTACCATAATTCTCAAACAAATCGTGAATTGCGGAACCTAACTTATATTCTTGTTCATTTATTGTTTCACCATCTAAAGTGTCTTTTAATTTTTCTAAAAATTTCTTTATTATCATTTCAGAACTAACATCGTCATTATCAATATAATATGACATGTTAACATTATTACTCAGATCAGAAGATATATCTTCATAAGAAATTTTACGATTCATTTCTTTTTGGTCTTTCATAATTTGACCCATAAGATAATTTTTACAAATAGTACCAAAGTAAGAATAAGCCTTCTTTTCCTTAGAAGGCTTAAACTTTTCTATTTTTGTCATCAAAAAAGAATGAGTGTCATTATGAATCTCTTCATAATTCATATCTTTCCTGTACAATTTGTATCTTCTAATAATTGAGGATATCATTTTATCTAAAGGGTGTCTTAAAAACTCATTGTAAATTTTGTTTCTTTCGTGATAGGAATCTGTTACTAAAAACAGTTTTACAGCATTTTCCTCACGTTCATCAAAATAGTTGTTTGTTTTTGGTTTTCTCCCTTTCTTCTTCTTTTCTATACTATCGACATTTTCATTGTCAAACATTAAACATTTTCAGACTCAAAATTTATTTCTCTATCAAAATTGAAGAACGATTCTTTTTTTGCAGATTCAATCCAAAATCTTGCTTCATCCTCATCAATCTTATCAGTTCCATTTTTATAATTCCAAAAAATCGATCCCACTCTTAAGTTCATGTGTTTGTAACCAACTTTAGGAACACTCATAATTTTAACTGAATTTTGAGTTAGTCTTAAAAATAATTCATAGTTAAAAGTTAATTTAAAATTAGGTTTAAGCCCTCCATAGTTTAAAAAAGTTTCTTTCCTGAAAAGACATCCTGAGAATTGGAAATTTTGAAAATTTTGTAATGTCTCATTAGTTAGAACGCCTATTTCTGAAGATATGTTTGCCGCAAAAGTTGCTTCATTAGTAAATCCAGCAAAAACCGCTTTTTCATCCACGTCGACAACAATAGGTAAAAATACATCAACATCTTTGTAAAAATCCATGTATTTTTTTCCGTTTTTAAACCATATATTAGAAAATTCATCGTCAAATTCTAAAACACTAACCCAAGTTGATGTTGAAACCTCAACACCTTTATTGACTTGAGATTGGAAGTTAGGTTGACCGTCCCATTTTTCAAGAACTACTTTTAATTCCCCAAAATCATACCCTTGGAGGTAGGTTTCTAATTCAGACTCATTGCAATAAACAATGACTAATTCATTTACATATTCGTTTTGATATTGGACTGATTTAATACTTTTTTCAAAAAAGTCTATAAAATCAAAGGCAGTTGAGGTTTTAATTGGTAAAACCACAGATATTGTGTTATTATTTTCCATATTATTCTTCTATTGTTTGGAGTTTATCTAATTGAGTTACAAAATTCTCTTTTCTTATTTCAAGCATTCTTGTGAATAAAGAAACTACTTCTTCTGCAAAATTTTCTTTAGTAGGTAATTGTTTAACAGTATCTTCCATTGAATCAAAAAGATTTGGATTTAAATTATCCTCAAGCCAATTTTGTATGAAATCAGAAAGAACATCTGTCATAATAGTTTTGTTATTTATCCAAATACCGTTATTTTCATTCATCCATGAAGGAACCATATCAGGAACCAAACCGATTACTGGTATACCCATTTTCATTGATTCAAGAGGGAATGTACCATACGAACTTTGTTGATCTACCCAAATAGAAACAAAACTTTCTTTCATTGCTTCGGCAAATTGTTCTTCAGATAAACCTCTTAAATCTCTAAATGTTATCCATCTATATTGAGGGAACTTTGCGTAAAAATGTTTGATTAAATTTACAGTATCCCTGTGATCTTTTGTGTGAATGTTAACAATAGTTTTAGGTGGAAACTCATTTTTAACAAACTTATCAGAAATGTATGGACTTACTACATCAATTGATACATTTCTCATAGCCCCATCTAAATACTCTTTTTGTTTTTCTGAAGTTGTGATACATTTTAAGAAACCTAAATTACCCCAAGTTTGACCAGGTTGTAGTGTTTCAAAAATATAATCATAAGATTGACTTAAAACTATCTTACCACAAGGTAATTTAGTTATTTGGTCCATGATAAACCCATATAATTCAGGTACAACAATTAAATCATCAGGAGAAATTTCAAGATTAGTACCCTCAATCGGTTTATGATCTAACTCCATATATTCTTCTCCTAACCATGATGAAACACCAAAATAGTCAGGTTTCTCATGTAATATAATAACGTTAAATCCGTTGTCTTTAAGTGATTTTGCCATTTGGTAGATATATCTTACCGAAGCCTTTGCATTACCTTTTGTGTCCTGAACTAAGAAATATATTCTAGATTTTTTTTCTTCCATGTTCAGAATTGCGATTTCTAGTTTAGAAATTTGTTCGTTAGTCATATTTTTTATATTTTATTTATTATTTTTTTAAAAATTAATGTATTAAAAGCCAATTTAAATGGTATTGTTAGTTCTTTACTTTTTATCCCCATATTTTCATCAACTTGATCTATTTCTGTGATTAATGTCTCAATCATCATTTTTACAACTTCATATTTAACTAAATGTATTTGTGTTTCTCCTGATGAATTATTTATCTGAAGTTCCGCATCTAATTTATCTAAATCTAAGTAGTAGTTCTCGTTTAAAATTTTTAACATTCTGATTTTATTTTTCTTATTATTTCTTCAAATTCTGATAAAGTTTTTATTTCGAAATTTGATTTTATCTCACTGTTGTATACTGTATTATATTTTATTACAGTTTTATTATCAGGTATTTCTAATAATAATAAAGGATCTGAGGTAAGTAAAATATCTATTTGATCCCACATGGATTGTTTTGTTATTTCACTAAAAAAAATTACTTTTTCTAATAAACAACCAAATTTTGATAAGAAAAATAAAGTTGCTGGTTTAGATTTACCAATTTCACTTGAAACTATCGTCAACTCATTATTGTCTCTTAAATTATAATAAATTTCATTCAAAGTATTGAAGGTATTTAATTCTGTTGATGGTGCGTGACCAAACAACTCCATTGAATACTCTTCATACATAAAATTAAATACTTCTTCTTTGTTTTTAAAAGAAAAATGTTTATCAAAATCTAAAGACGTGACATCTGAAATAATTTTATATTCGAATTTATTTTCTAAATTTAAAATTTCAGTATTACCTGAAAGGTCTATTTCATAGGTTTGACCATAAAAATCATTCTTTTCCGAATCTATAAGATGTTTTTCGTATAGTTGTGAAAATTTACCAACCGTATCTCTTAGAACACCATTAACATCAATCCCTATCCTCATCATACTTCTGTAATATTTTAGTAATAATTGGATTTCTAACTCCGTCTTTATCTCCGAACTCAAAAATACCAATACCATTTATTCCATTGAATCTTGTTATTGCGTCATACAGACCTGAATGTTTTTTGTCCTTATATCTGTCAGTTTGTTCGATGTCACCTGAAATAAAGAATTTGGTATTTGTGCCAATTCTTGTCAACAATAATTTCATTTGTTTTGGTGTGGCATTTTGAGCTTCCTCAAATATTAAAATAGAATTGTCTATTGTCATACCTCTCATATACGCCAAAGCAAAAACCTCAATCACTTCCGCATCCTTCAATTTTTCTCTAGCCTCTTTACCGATAATTTTATTTAACAAGTAATAAGATGGAAAAATATATGGGTCTAATTTTTCTTCCAAATTACCTGGTAGTGCCCCTAATTTTTCTTCTGCCTCAACCGCTGGTCTTACAATTATGATTTTATCATATCCATTACCATCATCTAATAAAAGATCTACCGCTGTTTTCATGGCAATAAAACTTTTA